AAAAATCCACGCGCGCCAAGCTGACTTGCCGGAAGATTAAAAGGGTGTTACCTGCGACCAATCTAGGATGTATTCTAGAAATTGAGGGTCTGGATCAGAGATTTAAGTCTCTTAGGCATCCACAAAATGGTGAACGCTATGCTGGCATCTTACAGTGGGGTTTAGGTTATATGTTATACGGCTTATATTTGGATCAATTTAAAACTACCTACAGGCTAATCTAGCAAATGAAAGCAGTCATAAGTAATAAAATATACTTAAATGATCCAGGTGCAGAACTATCTAAAAGAATTATTGATACTCTTACCTATAAGTTTAAAAAAGATACTGGTAGCAAACATTTTAGTAGTATAGAAACTATTAGAAACTATAAAATAATTGGTAATGGTATTATTAGTGTTCCACAAGGCCGTAAAGATTTAATTCCCCAAGGCTGGGAAGTAGTAGATAAACGAGTACTTGTTCCTGCCCCATTTCCAGACCCTAAGTTTGAGCTACGCCCAGAACAGCAGACCGTATGCGACGAGATTACAGATACCTGCTTTATTAATGCACTAGTAGGCTGGGGTAAAACATTTACCGCACTACATCTTGCTAGAAAACTGGGTCAAAAGACGCTAGTAATTACGCATACTACTGCGCTTAGAGATCAGTGGTCTGAAGAAGTAGAAAACTTATTTGGTATTAGAGCTGGAATTATAGGTAGTGGTAAGTTAGATTGGGAAGATCATGCTATTACTGTGGCTAATGTGCAAACGCTTGTAAAGCACTGTAATACACTAAGCAAAGAATTTGGAACAATTATTCTAGATGAAGCACACCACTGTCCAGCAACAACATTTACACAAATTATTGACACTTTCCACAGTAGATTTCGCATTGCTCTGTCGGGAACAATGCAACGTAAAGATGGAAAACACGTCTTATTTCAAGACTATTTTGGAAATCATGTTATCAAGCCCCCACAGAGTAACACACTGGCCCCAACGGTTAGGACAGTTAACACTGGAATCACACTTAAACATGGTGCTACATGGGTTGAAAAAGTAAATACACTAGCAAACGATACCAGTTATCAAGAGTTTATTGCTGGCATTGCTAAACAAGAAATAGAAACAGGGCATCAAGTACTTATAATTGCAGATAGGGTGGAGTTTTTACGAAATGTCAAAGAATACATCGGAGAAAATTGTGTGTTGGTTACTGGCGAAACATCCTTTGATGAGCGTCAGACAATTAAACAACAGCTCCTCAACCGTGAAAAAATGTCGATTGCTGGTAGCAGACAAATCTTTTCAGAAGGAATCTCAATCAACTCACTCTCTTGTGTTATCCTAGCAATACCAATGAACAACGATAGCTTGTTAGAGCAAGTTATTGGTAGAGTACAACGACAACATCCTGGTAAACTAGATCCACTAGTAGTAGATCTACAGTTTGCTGGTTGGGCTGATAAAAAGCAAAACAGAAACCGCCTAGGCTTGTACCTTAGAAAGGGCTGGCACATTGAAACGGTTTAAAAAATTTTGACTTGCAAAATATTCTACAAAGTGATATAATATTATTTTACTTCAAAGAATGATCTTCTTTTTTAACCTAAACAAATTAGAGTTTGCTACAAACAACGACCCTGAATATTTAGTTGCAGCTCTACAAAAGTGTTTTCTTGGTATTCGGATACCTAAAAATGCACGAGAAAAGTACAAACCTATTCCGGGGCTAGAAGCAGGCAGTAGTTATTTGTTAAATCCAAAAGCACTATTTGAAGATAAAATAACAGATGCAATATTTAAGGCACAGTATATTAGGCTAGCTGGACGCAGAGATTATCTTTCCTATAAAACCATAAAACAAAAACATCTTGACTTAACCTTATACCCAGACTTAAATATAGCTACAATTAAACACAATCCGCTATTAATAATTGAACACGCACATTTAAAATTTATATACGAGGAAACAAATGGCACTCTCATTTAAACAAACCAAAGGCAAAGCACAAACATCTAAAGTTGAATCTTACGAGTACAAAGACGGAGAAAACTCTGTTAGGCTTATTGGTGGGGTTCTTCCACGCTATGTATACTGGGTAAAAGGTACTAATAATAAAGATATTCCTATTGAATGTCTAGCTTTTAGTCGTGAAAAAGAAAAATTTGATAATTTAGAAAAAGATTGGGTACAAGAGTCTTATCCTGACCTAAAGTGTTCTTGGAGCTATGCAGTCAATTGTATTGATCCTAAAGATGGAAAAGTTAAAGTACTAAATCTTAAAAAGAAACTGTTTGAGCAAATCCTAACTGCTGCAGAAGATCTGGGTGATCCTACTGACTACGATACTGGTTGGGATGTAGTATTTAAACGAGTTAAAACTGGTCCGCTAGCTTTTAATGTTGAATACACCTTGCAAGTTCTTCGCTGTAAACAGCGCAGTCTTAACGATAACGAGCGTAAGCTAGCTGATACCGCAGTATCTATTGATGAAAAGTATCCTCGCCCCACCAGCGACGAAGTAAAAGCTCTAATCGAGAAACTGCAAAAAGGTCAAGAAGAAGAACAAGAGAATCAAACAGATAGCGAACGTGAAGCTGTTAAAGATTTAGCTTAATAATCCAGCCTGCTAAGCCAAAAGTTTAGCAGGCTATTTTATCTTATATTATGAAATTACTTTTTACAGCCGACATTCACATTAAACTAGGTCAAAAGAATGTGCCCACAGAATGGGCTAAAAATAGATTTCAGCTATTTGTAGATCAATTTCATGAGATGCAAGATAAAGCTGATATGATTATTATAGGCGGTGATATATTTGACAGACTGCCTAATATGGATGAAGTCGAGCTATATTTTGACCTAGTAGCTAGCCTTCAAAAACCCAGTGTTATTTATAGTGGTAATCATGAAATGGTTAAAAAGGATACTACCTTTTTAACATATCTTAAACGTGCAACTAATCGACTAAATAAACTAGTAACTGTATGTGATGATTATAGGAGTGATTTACTTGGTGGAGACATTGATATTATTCCTTATAATAAATTACGGGATTTTCAAGATAATTACAGTACTTTAAATTTTCATGGTAGAGTACTAGTAACTCATGTTCGTGGAGATATTCCTCCACACGTTAAATCAGAAATTAATCTAGAACTACTAAATCGTTGGCAAGTAGTACTAGCAGGAGATCTACACAGTTATGAAAACTCTCAGCGTAATATTCTCTATCCCGGTAGTCCTTATACTACTAGTTTTCATCGTAACAGAGTTGAAACTGGATGCATCTTACTTGACTTGGACAATTTGGAACATGAGTGGTTAAAGTTTGATCTACCACAGCTTATCAAGCGAACAGTAGGTGTCGACGACCCTAAACCGCAGACATACCCCGATCATACAATCTATGAGATTGAGGGTAACTTGCACGAATTAAGTCAACTAGAAGATAGTGACCTAATTGATAAAAAAGTAGTAAAACGAGCACAAGATACTCAGCTTATTCTAGACCCTAATATGACTATGGCTGAGGAGGTTCGTGAATATCTTACCTATATTCTAGAACTAGATCAGACTACAATTAATAGCGTATTAGAGGAATTTTATAATGCCAGAGACAAACTTACAGATTAAACAAGTTGTTGTATGGTCACAGCCAAATTGCCCTGGATGTGACACGGCTAAAAAATTATTAGATCAACTTGGTGTTCCGTATCAAGTTAACGTAATAGATACGCCAGAAACTAAACAATTATTCTTTACAACACTACCAGGTGCACGCAGTGTTCCACAAATTGTAGTAGATGGTAAATGGATTGGTGGACTACAGGAATTTAGAAGATTTTTAAATGATAACAATAAAGCACTTAAAATGGTCTAACTGTTTTAGTTACGGCAAAGATAATCAAATAAACTTTACTAGTGCTCCACTAATGCAATTAATTGGTAAAAACGGACACGGTAAAAGTTCTATAGCTCTTATACTTGAAGAAGTCTTATACAATAAGAATAGCAAGGGTATTAAAAAAGCAGATATTTTAAACCGGTATGTAAAAGATAACTGGTATAACATAGAACTTGCACTAACAAAAGATAACGATGAGTATAAGATAGAAACAAAACGTTCTGGTTCTCAGGTAGTTAAGCTGTATAAGAATGGCAAAGATATAAGTGGACACACTGCTACTACAACCTATAAAATTATTGAAGATATTATAGGTATTGATCATAAAACTTTTACGCAAGTAGTTTACCAAAGTGGTGCAAATAGTCTAGAGTTTCTAACTAGTGCGGATACGGCTCGTAAAAAGTTTTTAATTGAACTCCTAAACTTAACTAAGTACACAGAAGCTGGTGATCAATTTAAACGCTTACATCAAGATCTAGGAGTACTAGTAGCCAGTGCAGAATCTAAGTTGCGAACAATTCAAGACTGGATTGATAAGTATAACAAACAAAATTTAGAACAAAAACCACTCCTACCAGTTCCTTCCCAACCAGAAGACGATATAAGCCAATATACTAGTATTCGAGAAACTATTAGTACTATAAATGCTAAAAATAAAAAGATTTCTCAGAACAATACATATAAAACAGTTCAAGGTAAATTAAAACTGTTACCTGTACCAGAAAAACCTACAGAAACTATTAGTGAATATATAGCTAAACGTGCTGAACATGATAAAGCTGCACAAGATGCTGAACAGTTTATTCGTAAACTAACTAATCTATCAGATTCTTGTCCTACTTGTTTACAAGCAATTAATAGAGAAAAAACTCAACAACTGCTTAGTGAGTATGAACAAATTGTTACAACTAGTAAAGAGTTCAGTAAACAGGTAAACACAAAAATTCAAGATATTGAAACTAGGTTAAAGCTATGGAAAGAAGCTATAGAAGCTCAAGCAGAATGGGAAAAGTACTATCAACTAATTGATAATGATTTACCCAATGAACTCTTAGATGAAAAAATTCTACAAAAACAGCTAGATGAGTTGCAAAAATCCATACAACAAGCTAAAACTGCAATTCAAACTATTGAGCTAGAAAATCAAGCACGACAACAGCATAATAGTAAAGCAGAGCTTTTAAGGTCTCAACTTGCTGATATGCAAGAAGATCTAACTACTTGGCAAGCTAATCTTAATAGCTTACAAAGTCGCCTAAATATACTAGCAATTCTAGTAAAGACATTTAGTACAACTGGTTTAGTAGCCTACAAAATAGAAAACTTAGTAAAAGATCTAGAAGTACTAACTAATCAGTATTTAGCTGAATTAAGTGGTGGAAGATTTCAACTTGCGTTTGAGATTAGTGGTAATGACAAACTTAATGTTATTATTGTAGACAATGGTAATAACATTGACATACAAGCATTAAGCGGCGGAGAGCGTGCCAGAGTTAATGTAGCTACACTGCTTGCTATTCGTAAGCTAATGCAAAGCCTTAGCCAAAACAGAGTAAATTTACTAATCCTAGATGAAACCGTAGAAGCCTTAGACTTAGACGGAAAAGAAAAACTAGTAGAAATTCTTTTACGCGAAGAAAACTTAAATACACTACTAGTATCACACGGCTTTACCCATCCCCTGCTAGAAAAAATTACGGTTGTTAAAAAACAAAACATATCTAGAATAGAGGACTAAATGTTAGAAACTATATGTGACATATTTCAAGAAGGGTATAAACGTGGCTGGGTAACTACCCGGGATGGAAATGCTAGTATTAGGTATCGTGAACAAAAATACTTTTATGTAACTCCTAGTGGTGTTCGTAAGCAAACACTTCAACCAGATCAATTTAAAAAACTAAATATTATTAGTGGAATACATAGTGGAATAGTAGGTCCAGATATGTATTGGACAGACTGGAAAGAAGCTGAACATACTCCTATAAGTAAAAACTTAAAGCCTAGCGGCGAAATTCCTATGCACTTTGCCTTGCAAAAGGAAATTAACACAGATACCAGAGTTGTTCTGCACTTACATCCTACCTATACAACTGCGGCTATGTATAAGGGAATTGACTTAACAACTTTATCTGATAACTTTCCTGAGTTAAGTAGGTATACTAAAGTAGGTAAAACCGTTCCAGCATTTTTACCCTTAACTCAAGAATTAGCTGATGCGTGTGTTCGAAATCTTGAACTTGAACTAGACGGCTCATTAGAGTATAATATAGTAGGAATGGATAGGCATGGCGTTGTAGCTGTAGACACCAGTCCTTGGCGTGCTTTTGAACATATTGAAAGGTTAGAGCATATATGTAAAATTATCCTACATGGAGCTACATAGTGAAGCCCAAACGCTCAAAGATTGTAAAAGGCAAGCATACTACATTTGTTTATCACGCTGGCGGTAAACTAGACATGATAACTGATTGGAATGCCCTAGCCCTAGAAATAAATCAAGCCATAGATAACTGGAAAAATCCTAAGCCCGTAGGTTTACTTCCAAAAGTTCGTCGTGGTAGATAGCCGACAAAAAGGTGCCAGAACTGAAACCAAAGTAAAAGAGTTTTTACGGGAACATACTCAGTTAAAGTGGGAACGCGTTCCAGGCTCTGGTGCCCTAAATGAAAAACATGGCCTAAAAGGTGACTTATATATTCCGGGCGAAAAGAATATATATTGCATAGAAGTAAAAGGCTACGCAGACGATCACCTTACTAGCCATGTATTAACTAGTAAAAGTCCTACGCTTTTAGATTGGTGGCAACAAACACTACGAGAAAGTGGTCAAGTTGGTAAACAACCCTTACTATTCTTTAAGTTTGATCGCAGTAAAATATTTGTAGCGTTTGAAAATATACCTAATGACCTATATCCTTATGTGTATATAAACAGAGACGAGTATAAGTTTTTTGTTGCACTAGCAGAAGATTGGATAACAAATGAAAATATTGAGTTTATCAAAACCTAGGATTGCCTATGATTAATAAATTAGTTGGAATTATTCTTGCTACAGCTTCTATTTCAGTTGCAGCTCAAACAATTACAGCAGCAGGAGCTACTTTTCCTTATCCAATATACGCTAAATGGGCTGAAGCCTATCAAAAAGAGACTAAAATTGGATTAAATTATCAAAGTATTGGCAGTTCTGGTGGTATTCGTCAAATTAATAATAAAACAGTAACATTTGGAGCTACAGATGCTCCGGTTAAGGGTGAAGATCTAGATAAGATGGGACAAGTTCAGTTTCCCGCAATTATAGGCGGAACAGTTCCTATTATTAATCTTGACGGATTTCAACCGGGTGAACTTGTTATTACTGGACCCGTACTGGCTGAAGTGTTTATGGGTACTATAGTAAAGTGGAATGACCCTAAACTACAGCAACTTAACCAAACTAAAAAACTACCTGACTTAGCTATTACTGTAGTACACAGAGCTGATGGATCGGGAACTACTTTTAATTTTACTGATTACTTAAGCGCAGTAAGCCCAGACTGGATGAGTCGTGTAGGGCGTGGCGCAGCAGTAAAGTGGCCTGCTAGTAGCAGTGTAGGTGGCAAAGGTAATGAGGGTGTAGCGGCTAATGTGCGTAGAGTACGTGGTTCTGTGGGATATGTAGAGTATGCCTATGTTAAGAAAAATAACATGACCTACATGAAACTACAAAACAAGGACGGTGTGTTTGTTGATCCTGATGATACTACCTTTGCTGCAGCTGCAGCTGGTGCAGATTGGTTTAGCGTACCCGGCATGGGTCTAAGTATTGTTGATCAACCTGGTAAGAATACTTGGCCAATTAGTACTGCTAGTTTTATTATCATGTACAAAGATCCACAAGATAAAAAATCCAGCCAAGAAGCTATTAAGTTTTTTGACTGGGCATTTAAACACGGCGCTAAAATGAGCGAAGAACTTGATTATGTACATCTTCCAGAGTCACTACAAGCTCAAATTAGAACCCGTGTTTGGAGTCAGATTAAGCACTAAATATGAGTAAATCATTTCAACAAGTAAGCGAACTAGAAAATACCTTAATGGTAGTTGATGCCTTAAACTTAGCATTTCGCTGGAAACACAATGGCGCAACAGACTTTTATGAAGATTACCTGCGTACGGTAGATAGTCTTAAAAAGAGTTATAAAGCTCGTTGGGTTATTATAGCTGCGGATCAAGGTTCAAGCAGCTATCGTAAACAGATTTATCCTGAATATAAGCAAAACCGAAAAGATAAATTTGCTGAACAAACTGAAGCGGAACGTGCAGCCTTTGAGCGATTTTTTGAAGACTACCAGCACACACTAGACTGGATTCGTACTCAGACTACATACCCGGTTGTTCAGTTTCCACAAACTGAGGCTGATGATATAGCTGCCTACATAACTCAACAAGTCAAAAATTATCCCGTTACCCATACTTGGCTAATCAGTAGCGATAAAGACTGGGACTTATTAGTGGGTGAAGATACTAGCAGATTTAGTTATGTAACACGCAAAGAAGTTACAGCTAATAACTGGCATACCCACTACGACTTTACACAAGATCAATACATTAGTATTAAATGCCTAATGGGTGATACTGGAGATAATGTGCGCGGTGTAGAAGGCATTGGTCCTAAACGTGCTCATCAACTTGTGGAAGAATGGGGCACTGCTCTTGACATAGTTGCAAATCTACCTATCTCCAGCAAACTAAAATACGTTAAAACACTCAATGATAGTGCAGATACTATAATGCTAAACTATCAACTTATGGACTTAGTTACATACTGTGCAGATGCACTAGGTTCTAATACACAACAAATAGACACTATCCTACAAGAGTATATTAAATGATAAACGGCGCAACAGTAACAGGAACAACTAATATAGCAGGGTTTTATAGTAGTACACTTAATATTCAATGTTTACGACTAACGGCAGATGCAGAATTACCTAAACGTCAGCATCCCACAGACGCAGGAGCAGACCTGTGCTGCATAGAAACTATAGATCTGTATCCTGAAGAAACCAAAGCTGTTGGTACAGGTATAGCAGTCAAAATTCCGATGGGCTTTGTCGGGTTAATCTTTAACAGATCCAGTCAAGGAAAAAGGGGAATCATACTGCCTAATAGCGTAGGCGTTATAGACAGTGATTACCGTGGCGAACTAAAAGTTCTACTAAAAAATATTTCAGGTGATAAGTATAAAATTTCACAAGGCGACAGAATTGCTCAACTAGTAATAGTACCAATTCAATTAGCTACATTTACAGACTGCTGGAATGATACCCAACGAGGTACAGGCGGATTTGGCAGCACAGGAACATAGAGGAGTAACATGACAAGCACACGAGCACAAGTAATTACAAGACGAACTTATAATAGACCCATCAGTGATGATGGCAAACAATTTGAAACTTGGCAGGATACAGTTAGCCGAGTAATCTCACACCAAGCTTGGTTGTGGGAACGTGCCGCTGATAGACAGCTCCTACCCAATGAGTACGCAGAACTAAATCGCCTAGAACAGCTTATGCTTGAGCGTAAGGTTTCTATGAGTGGTCGTACCCTATGGTTAGGCGGCACACAGGTAGCTAAAAATCGTGAAGCGTCACAGTTTAATTGTAGCTTTACAGAAGTAGAAACTGTGTACGATGTAGTAGATGTTCTATGGCTTTTACTACAAGGTTGCGGCGTAGGCTTTAAGCCTATTATAGGCACGCTAAATGGATTCTCAAAACCTATTCAGAATATTGAAGTAGTCAGATCACAACGTACTGAAAAGGGCGGCTGTGAGCACAATGTAGAAACTTGGGACCCACAAACAAAAACTTGGCGTATTCAGGTTGGCGATAGTGCAGAAGCATGGGCTAAGAGCATTGGTAAGCTAATGGCAGGAAAATATCCTGCTGATACTCTTGTCCTAGATTTCTCCCAACTGCGTCCTGCTGGTGAAAGGTTAAAAGGCTATGGATGGATTAGTTCGGGTGACTCGGCTATCAGTACTGCTTATGTTGCTATCGCCCGTATCCTTAATGGACGGGCAGATTCACTACTCACCAGAATGGATATCATGGATATTGTTAATTGGCTTGGTACCATTCTGTCTAGTCGCCGAAGTGCTGAGATTGCGCTTTTTGACTATGGCCAACCGGAATGGCAAGAATTTGCAGTAGCTAAAAAAGACTGGTGGTTGCATGGCAATGCACATCGTCAGCAGTCGAACAATAGCCTAGTGTTTAATGAGAAACCTACCTACGAGCAGCTAAGCGAAATCTTTGCAATCATGCAAGAAGCTGGCGGGTCGGAGCCAGGGTTTATTAATGCACAAGAAGCACGTCGTCGTGCACCTTGGTATAAAGGAGCAAATCCTTGTGTTGAGATTTTACTCGGAAACAAATCGTTCTGTAATCTTACAGAAACAGATATTGGAAAGTTTAAGGGCAATACCGCAGGACTTCACGAAGCTATACGGCTTGCCGCCCGAGCTAACTATCGTCAAACCTGTGTTAACCTCAAAGACGGTATACTCCAAGAAGCATGGCATCTCAACAATTACTTCTTGCGACTGTGTGGTGTAGGCCTAACTGGTATTGCTAAGCGTCCAGACATGACTGGATATGATTACGAATACCTAAAACGTACAGCCACTAGTGCAGCAATTGGTATGGCGGATGAGCTAGGCTTGCCTCGTCCTAAAAACATTACTTGTGTTAAGCCATCGGGCACACTAAGTAAAATTATGGATACAACTGAGGGAGTACATAAACCTCTAGGCAAGTACATTTTCAACAATGTACAGTTTAGCAAGTACGATCCAGTTGTAGATAAGCTGCGTGAAGCAAACTACCGAGTATTTAATCATCCCACAGATGATACTGGTGTGTTAGTAACCTTTCCTGTAGAATGGTCGGATGTTCCATTCCACAAACAAGATGGCAAAGAAGTTAACCTAGAAACTGCTATTGATCAGCTAGAGCGTTATAAACTAATTCAGACTAGTTGGACTCAGCAAAATACGTCAGTAACTATTAGCTACGAGCCACATGAAGTTTCAGAAATTGTGGATTGGCTAATGAATAATTGGGACTGCTATGTTGGGGTTTCATTTATTTATAGAAGTGATCCTACAAAAACAGCCAAAGATCTTGGCTACTTATATCTACCACAAGAAGTTGTCGACGAATATACGTTTCGCACATATATTCAAGACCTAAAAGCCGTCAATATAGATAGTGCCAATAGTTTTGATGCAATCTTAGATGACGAATGTTTAACCGGCGCATGCCCAGTGAAATAATTATGAACGAACCTACACTAACTTTTACAGATCTTACTATTCAAGAAGCTAATGCAATCCTAGCAGGCCTACAAGAACTACCTGCTAAAATTAGCAATCCACTAACCCAAAAACTTCAGCAACAGGCTCAGCAACAACTACAGCCTCCTGCCGAAGCTCCAGCAGCAGCTGAATAAAAAAGCCCCGTTACTTTACAGTAACGGGGCTTTTTGTTATCTGGGTGAATCGTCAGTGTCTTGGTCACTGTCCTCGTCGTCCATGTCCTCTGAACTATCTTCATCGCTATCATATAGTGTACTAACTATTTCTACTAGTATATCTCGATAAGGTTGGTCTACGTCTGGTAAGTCTTGTAGGTATACATCAACATGACCATTACGTAGTAATTCTGCATGGTACATAAACTGACCAAAAGCTTCTACTTCTTCTCCAATGTTTTGGTTAGCATAGTCTTCAATTGCTTGGGCAACAATGTCCAAGTATTCTTGTTTTACATATGCTTTTACTGTTAGGCTTAATAGTTTAAGAGCTTTGCCTTCACGTTCACGCATAATCTGGTTGCGTTTAGCACTACTCCACGAATAACCACCATCACCGCCCCAGAGATCCCAAGCTACACGACCTTTACTAGGAAATCCTTCTTCACCGCTACGAAAACCTGTAGCCTTTTTGTCTACTTCATGTCTGGAGAAAAAACTGTACATTCGTAGCACAGTAGAAGCACTTAGTGGCTCTCTGTCTTTTAATTGATTAGCTCTGGCTAAACCTACTAGGGTACCACCAGGCTTACCTTCGTCTTTCCACTTTAGGGCACGACGAGCTGCCGATGCCATACCACTAGTGGGTTTGTAAGTTTTTGCCATTTTAATCCTTATATGCTAAAATTATTTGTTTACACATTTTACTACGTACTATGTCTTGATCTAAAAATCTAATTACTTCAATACCTTCGATACCTTCTAGCCGTTTTATAGCATCTTCTAGGCCTGAATTATTTAGATCTCGCTGGTCTGGATCACCGCTTAAAATTACTTTACAATTTTTACCTATGCGTGATAAGAGCATTTTTAGTTCAGTTTTAGTTAAGTTTTGTGCTTCATCGACTAAAACTATTGCATTATCAAATGTTGCTCCACGCATAAATCCTATAGGTCGGGGTTCTATATCTTTATTTTTAAGTGCATATTCATAGAATCCTTTACCTAAAGATCGTTGAAACACGTTATCAAATGGTTCTAAGTATGGAGCATACTTTTCCTCTAATTCACCTGGTAAAAATCCTAACCCGCGGCCAGTTTCTACATTAGGCCTGGTTAATATAATTTTATTTATGCGTCTATGAAAAAGCTCTCCTGCAGCATAGCTAGCAGCTACAAATGTTTTACCTGTACCTGCACTGCCTACTCCAAAAACTACCTCATTTTGTTTTATAGCACTTAAATATTGTTCTTGTATAAAATTAAGAGGTTTTACATCTCTAAATCCATACTCAATTGGGTTTGATTGAGTATTGGTTTGTTGTTTACGAGCTTTTTTACCTGATCTAGTTGCCATTGATTCGACCCTGTTAAGAAGTTAAAATTAAACACTTGGATTACTTTTTTGTGTCTGGTTTTACCTCACTAGGCTTTTGCGCACTCTCTAGCTTCTTGTGCACTTTTATTGTTTTGCAGACTTCTTTTTCTTTGCCTTGGCTATCTTTTTGCACCTCACAAACCCGTTTAGTTTCGGGTTCTGCTGTGACATAACCTGTACCAGATAAGGCAATTAACGCGGCTAAAATATATTTCATAGCTAGTCCTTTTTGGGTGGGCTAAACTTTTCAGTAACAATTACACCTAAACCTACTAATACTATATACATCATACTATCGTATAATGTTCCGTCTATCTTATAACCAAAAAATAAATTAGCTACAAAACCTAGGCTACATAGCATAAAAGCTAAAAATGTTATTACACGTTTACTACTTAGGCTGCCATCTACTCCATCTTGTAGTAGTGATTTAAGCATTTAAATCTCCGGTTGTGGTGCTTGTGGAGGCTTAGGTTTTCCACCATATCCTGCTTCTGGCTGACCACTAGCAAACAGTACTGGCTCTTGTCTGACGTGCTGCGGTTTAGGTTCTGGTGTACGTATAGCCTCAATAGTAGTTTTAAATCCTTCTTGTTGCTGTTTTTGTGCTTGAAGCATTACTTCTTGATCTTCTTTTTTAGCTCCTGCAAGCATAATACCACTAAGTGTACCAGTTAAAAATGTTGCTATAGGTACAATAAGTTCAAAGAACTTTTGATCGATTGGACTCATAGCATTAAGTGGCTGTGTAACAAATATTATAGAGTAGAGAACTACAAATACAATGCCTGTTAGTGTAAGTGCTAAACAAACTCCTATAAAGAATTTAAGTCTAGCCATTAGTTGTTCTTCGGTATAAATTAAAGTCTCCTTATTTTGCACCTTTAGCTCCTCCTTTATCTGGTTGACACTGTTGGCAAGTTTGACCTATCGGTTCAACTCTAGTCTCTGGCGGCCCTAGTCTAGGATCTCGTTGTCCTTTAAATATATGCTCTGGACAAGTACGAGTAACGTCGCATAGTGGTTTCTGACACTGCTTAGTTTCCCAGTTTTGAGGATCTTGACAAGGATATCTAAACCTATCGCTACCAAAAGCAGCTAAGGCAACAGGTAGTGCAAGTAAAATTAACAAGAATAGAAATAGTTTTTTATCACTAATCACCGTTAGCCTCCTAGTATGTGTAAGGCGTGCTCGTAGTGTTTTTTACGATCTTCTATGCCTATTGTACCACCATTAATTCGTTTTGTCAAGGTTAAAATATCCCCTTGGTCTGCCCAACGATTTAAGCTATTAGTTTCCCAAAACCAGCACGCACTTTGAGCAGCTCCTTCAAAGGTTTCTAGGTAATCTGCTGCTTCTTCTGGTTTGATTTCTATGCTGTGAGCAAACCAAGTATAATTGTCTTTACCAGTTAGCTGAATAAGTCCACGACCACGATATCTCCACCCATCACCTGAAGCCTCATCACTATTACCCATACGATTAGCATATACTCGGTTAGCTATTGCCTCTTGCTTATTAGGTTTACCAGCATACTGTTGTGCTAATTCATCCGTAGGAAAGTATTTTGGAAATACCTTGCGTAGACTTTGCCAACGATAGTTAAGATTTTCTTGTAAGACTGTAAACTCAGCTGATTCATGAGCACACTGTGCAATCCAAGCTGCTTGACGTAGTGGAGTGTTAATCTCATAATCAGGAAATAGCTGATTAATAACTTGTAACCAATAACTTGTATATTTATTTCGTGGTATTAATTTTTGTAATTGTTCTAGGGTTAAGGTCATTTTACATCCTCAAATAATTTACGTTGAGTTTTGTACCACTCCTGCCACATACTGGACTTTAAGCTACAATCATGGTAAAGGTGATAATTTTCTGTAACCGTTTTAGCTACATCACTAAGTTTAGCATTTTGTTCTAGTGGTTTTAATGATTTACAAGGTTCTAGTAATATCTGTGGTGCTTCTGGAAACTTAGGTTTTAGCGGAACAGAAGTGCTACAACCTACTAACGCCAGTGATAATGCTATTACTATCGATTTCATTGTATTTTTTCCGCCGCACGATTATGTGCGTCTACAAATGGTTGTGGAATTTCACACTTAGTATCATACTTAACTACTTCTCGGTCAACATACTGTACTATATTTTGACCGCGTTCGCGTACTATTTTCTGTTGCACAACTACTTTTTCTACTATCTTAATATTTTCTTTTGCTGCCTCAGCTTCAGCTTGTGCTAGTTTAACTTCTAGTTCTTTTATCCTAGCCTGCCAAGCACGTTCATTAGCTATAGATCCTAGCATATAAACTCCGATAACTACAAGTATAATAGACCCAATTTGTAGTGGAGTTTTGTACACATGAATTATGGGTAGTGGAATAAACTTAAGTAGGTAAGTTATCACTAGTCCAACTAATCCTAAGGCTAGTACCACATAAAATAGCCACCAAGGCAGCCATTGAAGAATCCACATTGCGTCTCCTACCATCGGCCTGCTTCGCGGCCAATATCAAATAACCATACAAAAAATCTAATTGCAATACTAAGTGTTATAACTAGTAAGGTTCCCCAGAATAGGTTTTCAATAAACCGCTTTCTACGGCGAGCTTGATCACGAATCATACGCTCACGGCGCTCACGAATTTCACGACGTAGCTGATTAAACTGACTATAGCCCTCTGCTCCTAGGTGTTGAAGTTCGCCGTAATAAAACATATGATATATTTCAGCTTCCATTTCTCGCAATCTTTGCTGTGCTATAATTATATCAAAGGCCTCTGCTGTTGCGGTTTTACCAAATCCTATTTTTTCAAATAAGCCAGGCTTTTGCTCGCCCGTATCAGTTTTATTATCATTAATTAGTTGTTGAAGCTGACCAGCAGCATCCGCCCACTTACTTAATTGACGGTATACTCCCTCTACTTCTTGACCTACTTTTACAGCAGCTTTTAGGCCATTAAATGCAGCTGTTACCGTACCCATTAGTGTTAGCGGATCCATTAGGTCTCCTAGTTAGCAAGGGGATTATCTAGTGCCTTTTTAATCTTGTCATCTACCTCACGACGAATTGTTCGCAATTCTGCATTAGTATCACGTTCAATTCGGTTTACGCGCTCATTTACACCTTGCACTGTACTATCAACTTGTTTTTGCATTTCACGAACACTGGTATCAGCACTACGACGTATTTCTTTTATTTCTGTATCAACTTGTCGTCGTATTTCTTTAACGTCATCGTCAACTTGTCTACGAATATTAGCCACTTCTTTTTCGGTTTCGCGCTGGGCAACTTTAGTTCCGCGCTCTACGCCTTCTAAGACAGTTTCTGTACGACGAATATCACCTTTTAAATTTTGATTAATATCTCGTGTATAGCCTACTACTTTTTCACTGTTTTCTTCTAGTTTAATTATGCGAGCTTCGTATTCACTAAAATCTGGAGCAACATAGTTTGCAATTTTCTTTTTCATGTTTTCGTAGTCTTTGTATGCTTCAAATACTCCGTACATACCCCCGACCACAGATGATACAATACCTGCAGCAATCATTAGTTTAGCAGGTGTAAAACTGTACCCACCAATACTAATAACAGTATCTTTACTAGCATACTTTTTCATGGCAGCTTCTGCAGCTTCTACCTTTTTGTTAATGTCAACATTATCTTCTGTATTGCTCATCAATCATCTCCTGGTGAAGCCGGTCGCTACGCTGTGAAAGTGCACGTTGAGCGCGCGGATTATCTGGTAGTGTACGATTACGATAAATTTCCTTGCTAGTATAAAATACAGCATCTGGTAGGTTAACTTGTTGATACTGATCAAACCCCGGTACACTACCCATTTGTGCAACTTGCTGTGCTTGTTGTTGCTGCTGTGGATCTTGCTTAGCGCGCTCCGCGCGCTGGGCTTGAGCGGCTTGGGTTCGACGTTGCTGTTGTGCTGTAGGTTGAGGTGTAATACCGGATACAGTTAGGCCTGTACCAAGTTGTGGGCTAGTATTAATTTGAGAAGTAGGACTGGTGGTACTAGTAATACTTGGCACAGTAATTGCTTGCTGCGCTTGAGGGTCTGCTATTAATACAGTTTCTGCTAGGTTATTAGTATTGGTTAAAAAATTTGATTGACTAGGGCTAGAATTAGGAGAAATATAACCGGCACACTGTGGACTACTCTGCGAATTAGATTTACACGCATCTGTTACCTGTTTTTCCTTAAAAGCGTTTGCATATCCTGGGCAACCAGAATTGTATAAAGGATTTGCTATGCATTGTTGATTGAAGTATGCCTGTTGGTATAGCGGGCAAGATGTAGAAAAAAGGGGATTAGAAGCACATTGTTGATTTATATACGCTGATTCGTATCCGGGACACTCAGGAGAAAACAAAACATTCACCAAGCATTGTTGACTACGATATGCTTGTGCATATCCCTGACAATTTGGACTGTATAGAGAATTAATATTGCATTGAGATTGAAAATATGCTTGTTGATAGTTTGGACAGGTTGATGCATAAAGTGGATTTACAGCGCACTCATCAACCACATACATTGCATTTAAAGAAACATTTCTAACCTGCGGGCCATAATAACCCGCCCAATACCTATCATCTTTTCCACTAAAACTTACATCAAATCTATCAACAAAATCTAAATTAAATGGACTACCATAATTTCTTTTGCCACTTACAGTTTCCCATCCATTTGTTTGATTAAGTGTATAACTATCTTTTTGTTTACTGAATCCAAATTGATCTTTTAAATCAACAGAAAAAGAAACAAATCCTCTATTAAATTCACTATTCATGTATTGAAAAGAATAATTGTATCCATAGAGTCTTAGATGACTACCTTGTAGAGTTTCGCGTAATCTTATTTCTTGGTTAACAATTTGCTGTGTATAACCAAATAAGATTGTTTGTGTTTGAGGATTGTAAGCTGCGCGATTTCCTCCAGATGTTCCGCCTGAACTATAATTACCTGTAACAGTATTCGCCCAATTATTTTGTATTAAATTGGGTGTTGTCTGTATATCCTGAGCACTAGAAAAGAATGAGAAGAATAGCCAGGACGCCAAGCCCAGCACTAACTTTTTGCCAGAAACTTGCATTGTTACTCTCCTTTATGGATTCAGGTTTTCGTTCTGGATTGTTGTCCCATATTCTCTTGGCTTCTTCGCCGATCTTACCGTCTACAGGACAAGGAGTACCAGCATTCATCATGGCAGTAAATACTCGATCATCTTGGCATAGTGTAGATACGGCTGCAACTTTCATGCCCATGTCGTATAAGTTTTTTGCTAGTTTAATACGTTCACAGTTCATATCCCGAACAGTACTACCACCACTAATACCTAGGATTTGAGTTTGTACTGCTCCTGACACACCAACAGTACAAAGATCATTGTTAATTACAGTAATACCTGGACTAATAGCACTAGGTGGTGGAGATTTAACTGTAGTTTCATTTACACTAGTACTAGTCGAATTAGATTGACTATTACTTGTTGATTCTGAGATAATCCTGTCTGTTGTTTGTGCAAAGGAAAGGGTTGAGATCAAGAATAATAGCCAAACTAATTGTCGCATAGTAACCTCTAAGTATTAGGCAGTTGGCGAAGGAGCTGAAGTTTCGGTTGGTGGAATAGGAGTAGTAGGTTCAGGAGCTGGCGGTGCCCAAGGTAAGCTTTCTTGAGTTAAATCAGCTTTTGCTGCTTCTTTATTGAGTACAAGTTCAATATGTGCTTTTATAGGCTGTAAATCTACAGTATTTTCAATCCACTGAACTACCTGTTGTTCAGTTATTTGATTTAGGGGAATGAAACTAGCAGGTTCTGGATCTTGTAATGTAGTGGTTTGTGGTAGTGAAAATTTTTGACCACTAAGTTCGCCTTCTAGTATCCACTCTACTAGTTTTACTACGCCGGTTAATCCGTCCAGAGTTTTAGTACGAATGCTTGTTGGTTTAATTGTAAAGGTTACCATAATAATTCCTTATTATACGGGTTGGGTTGGCCATTCTACTGACCAAGGAAAATTTGATTGTGTGGTAATATCTCTAAGAGCTTGTCTATACGTTGCCCATGTTTGTTTATCTACAGGAGCATCTGCTACTTGTGTCCAGTCTGAGTTTGAAAGTAGTTCATTTCTCCGTTTTCTTATGTCGTATGCAGCAGCATCAAATCTAGTTTGAATGTGTTCTGGAAGTGCATCAACTACACTCCAAACCCTTGTCCAAGTTCCGTTTTGTAGAATGGGTTGTAGTTCAACTAATTCTTTAGTATGATCAATCTGTGGCATTACGCTTTCTGCTACCCTAAAAATACCCCTACTATTTAGAGAACTTTCTTCTGCAGGAATAGTAAACGATGTATTAGGAAAATCTACTCTTAAATCGTACAGATTATAAGGGTATTTCTCAATTTCACCATTACTATTTAGTTTTACATATATCATTAGTTTTCCTTAATTAGTAGTCTGTACCTGCCATATAATATCCAGTATATATAGTCCATGCCGTACCGCCCGAAGCATTGCCTACAAAAACATAGCTTTGATTTGCTGAAAAATATCCTGCAGGAGAGGGTGTAGCTAGATATGTACTTGTAGTAGCTATGCCGGATGCGCCGCTGGTACGACCGTGAGTTCCAAATAGTATTTCTACTATAGGTAAATTACCTGTTTTTGCACTATTAAAAAATGTAGCTTCATAAACAATACCAGGAGATCCTGCTGTTCCGCTTGTTGCTGCCGCTCCCTCATATCTTATTCTTGTATAATCAGTGCCTGAATTTCTATAGGCAACTCTTTGGTATGAATTATCTGCAGCACCTAGGTGAATTTTATGTAAGGCAGGATTACTTGCACTTAATCCACTATAAACAGTTGACCCACTACCAAAAGTTATATATGTATTAGATCCAATATAGGCCGTAGTAAAAGCATTATAGTTAAGTGAAAAAGTTGGTATAGTAACACTAACAAAACTATCATCAACAGATGCATTTTGAATGCTTACCCATCCAGAAGGCGTCCAACTTGTTCCACCAGCACCTAAAGTGGGAGCTTTAGTACCGGATCTTGGCCAATATGGTTGGCCACTAGCCATAAAATTATTAAAAGATATTTGATCCATTTTAATTATCGTAGTTAGTTAAATAAGAACCGCGCCATCTACTTCCAGCATCGTCTGTAACAAACATAAATAAGTGAGTTTTACCAGTTGTTAGTGTAGGAGCAATATTACCCGGCCATTTTACAGTTGAAGGCCAAGTAACCGTACCACTAGTGTGTGTTAGTTCAAGTGTAAATGAGTATGCAACATTAAACCCGGATGCAGCAGGTACATTACTAAATGTAAATGTGCTATCGCTACTAATAGTTCTTGTAAAGTAATTGCCTTCTCTACAATCAATATCTAATGAAGAGGTAAATCCGCTGTAGGTGTAAATTACGGCTTTTACATTCATAATAAAAGTTTCGGCTACTTGCATAGAAGAAGAACTTCCTGCACGCAAAACTACGCGATCGTTTGTACCAGATCCAGCATCTAAGAATAAATCTTGTGAAGTTAAACGATTAAATGAGTAAATCTGTGAAGATATTTCGGTGCCCGAACTATTTTTATCAGCAAATCGTATCATTCCTCCAAATCTGCTACCAACAGGTGTTAGAGTTCTTCTAATAACAATAACAGGATAGTCAATACTACTATTAACGTTATTTTCGATTAAAAATGTTGATTGAGTACGAGTACTACCAAACATATACATGGGTATGTCTGTTGCCGTTCCGTATGCATTATCGCTTGGGCCGCTGGCAGTATTAACTCGTAGTTTACTATTAATAAACAGGGTACCAGTCATTGTGCCGCCGGTTAGTGGTACCTTATTAGGATCAGTTGCTGTACCGGTTATATTTATACCCCAAGTACCACTAGCTCCACCACCTGCGAGGGTTGGCGAATAGTTATTATAATTTGAGCTATCAAGAACTGTAGCTTGGGTACCGCCTCCATACGAATTTTTATTTACGTATGCGGTACCATCAGACCATCTAAACTGCCAGCCATAACTATTATTATGAAATCCTGATGTATTTGAGCTTGGGTCAATCATTAGGGATATATGACCATTATTAGCAGTAAACTCTAAGCCTCGCCAACCATTACGCGTACCCTCAATTCTCCAAGCACCATAAGTACCGTTATTTGGATAAAAATGAGCACCATTATTGCTTTCATAAAAGCCATAATAACCGTTTAGGTGTACCCAGCTATTAAATCGGCCGTAATCACTTCCGCCTTGTTGAATTTGAAAACCATTACCTAATCCAAATAAACCTGCACCAGTTACATTATTGCCGCCCATAGCAATAGAACCAGTCATAGTTCCGCCGCTTAAGGGCAAGGCATAACTACTATAATTAGTAGCATCTAAAATTGCTCGCCAACTTTGCCAAGTACCACTATTACGACCACGTACTGCTAGTTGACCAGTGCGGTAATCTCCGTATATTTGATGTACCCAACTAGAACTATGTGCTTGTGAATAAATTGCACCATCGGTTTGACCAAAAAGACTTACAGAAGTTACATATCCAGTTCCGTTGTTCGTAATGTTGTCTGGTCCAGTGCCGTTACTACTATCTCCATTACGAAATTCAATACCGTCTATTTGACCAGCAGTACCAGCACTAGTTGCGTATCCTGAATTATCAGCATAACCTACATGGGTATCGGCATGTGCAGTATCCCCACTACTGTAGCCATACAACCTCCAATAACTACCAGTCCAGTAAGTTTGTACACTGTAGTCGCTGTTGTCATCGCGGCGGTATAGGCGGTAGGGGCCTGGACGAGCAGCACTTGTCCACATACCAACCTGACCAGTAATTGCAGATGCTGCAACACTACTAACACTACCTGCACTACCAGTTATATTAATACCCCAAGTACCTGACGCTCCACCACCTGTTAGGGTTGGTGAATAGCTGTTATAATTTCCACTGTGAAGTATAGTACGTAAAGAGCCCCAAGCAGTATTAACGCCGCTTCTTAAGTACCAATTTTCATGGGTTGAAGTAGTAGCGCCACCAATAATCTGCCAAGCAGCATAACCATTAGACCAACCTTGCATTGTTATAGCTGAATGCCAGTCACTAACAATCTGATTAGTAAATTCAAATGTTGCTCTGTTATCTTGATAGTCGTTTGGCGTATACTGACCTGCTCTGGTATCAATAATTTGAGCATAAGTTGCCCAACCTGCGCTACCTGCACTGCCACTTACATTTATACTCCAAGTGCCATCCGCTACGCCACGAATCTGATTCTTTACATGTGCTAGTGAGCTTTTACGACTCCACCCATCACCATTATCAGTAATAAAGTTAGCAATTGTTGGGTTTTCAACACCAGTATTAAAATTTACATGATTGGCAAATATGTAACCATTTCCATCACGACGTACGATATCGTTAGCATTTACACCAGTTGAAGCCGTAATTGTTGCACTATTAGCTTGGCTAGTAATCGTAGCGGCATTACCAGTAATATTAATACCCCAAGTTCCACTAGCTCCACCGCCTGTGAGTGTTGGTGCGTAGCTATTGTAGTTGCCGGCGTGTAGTACAGTACTACCACCCACTGTAATATTAAATCCACTAGATATGCTTAAATTATCGTCTATAGTAACTGAACCATTAAAGTAGCTGGAACCATTATTATAAAAATCAAAACTAGTATTGTTGGAACTACCAACACCTAACTGATTAATACGCGTGTTACCTGTAACAGTACCACCACTTAGTGGTAGTGCGTAGCTACTATAGTTGCCGGCATGTAGTACCTGATTGCCGCCTTGTTGTAGTGCAGTATCAACATTTACAGTGCCGTATCCAAGACTTATTTGCTTTTGCCAACTAGAACCATTATTAGCCCAGAAGGTAAGACCAGGATCTCCTGCATCAATAGCCCCATACGCTCTAGAACCATTAGTCCACCATACTGATGGAGTATTACCATTACCATCAAAATTTACAACTCTATTGCTGGCCCCACTTACAGCTGATAGTGTATGTGAAAATAGTGTACTAGCTGGACTAGTATTCCAACCACTACCAGCTCTAAAAGATCCTTGTAGCTGAACTTTTCCATTACCATAATCAATACCAGTACCAACTAGTACATTACCACTATACTGTGCAAATTTAACTAGTCCGGTATCTAATACTTCTATGCTGGGTATGCCCGACACATCGTTTACCGAATAAATAGTTCCAGTTAGTGTATTAGTTACGCTAAATAGCTGACCGGCGCTACCCTCCAAGCTAATAGTGCCACTACTAGTAGGGTATACTCTAAGAGTAATTGTTTGCGGGCCTAGTGTGCCATTTGCCCCAACAAACTCAATTTTAGGGTCTGCAGTTTGACTCCGATTAGGAGTAATTAAAATATTTTTGTCAGACAAGGCCATAATTAGTTCCTATTATTTTATATGCCAAATCTGGCACGTTCAGCATAAAAAATTGTTTGTATCTCTGCGTCCGTTAGTACTCGGTTATACGCATACACAAATGAAAATTCTGCATCTGAGTATTCGCCATTTGTGCCTATGCCTATACCGTTAGGCCCAGCACTAGCATTAGCATTAGGTCCGGCTACTAAATTACCATTTACGTATAAGCTAGCACTATCTGTACCGGTATTCCAAGTTGCGGCATGTATTCGCCAAGTAGTATCGCTTGCTCCTGCTGCTACTCCGCTAACCCAACCCTCTGCATAGTAATTTTCTGTAGTAGTGCCCCAGTGACCAATCAACCAGTTGTTATTTATTCCATTAACTATTCTGCCACGAGTGCCCCCAGTATATCGGGCTGCAGATACTACCGTATAACTACTACTAGCTAAATTTAGGTTAGTAATCTGAAGATTATTGCCAGCACTATAGCTAAGTTTTCCACCGTTATTAGGCGACCAAGTCATTGTACCAAACATAGGAGCTGAGTAAGTGGCCGCAACTAAGTCTTCTAGGCCTGCTCGTTTACATTGTACATCTTCTAGCCAGATACTTATGTTACTATAGTCATATCCCTGTACTATAAAACTTGCAGCTGTTGAGCCTGTGGTAAAATATGCCCAAGTAAAGTAAAAACCATCACCTAGGTCTACTACATTACTAGACGAAAATATACCGTACTCCGAAATCTGAGACCCACTAGAATTGTACTGTCTAATGTAAAATAAGTTAGGGTTAGGAGTATTTGTTTGCCAGCGAACTCTAGCAGTTACTATATATGGAACACTTGGAGTGCAGGCTGTAACTGAATGATTACTGTTCCACCAGTTAACTCCACCACCATTGCTATTAGTAATCGTTATGGTAAGACCAGTTTTTCCTGTTTTACTAACATACGAGCCACTAGTCCCTACTAGACCATTCCAGTTATTAAAGCTAGAGTATGTACTCTGTATTCTTTCGGGGCCAGTACCCATCATAGATTTAATATTACTAGCATCAATGGCAGCAATTAGTCCACTTGTTACGATTTGGGGTCCGTTATATACACTCATAGTCCGTATATCCCCCGTTGTGCAGCAAAATTCTGCGCTACTTCATTAGCAGATAGTGGTCTATTATATATTTTAACTGTAGGTATGGTAGTGTTAGAATATACAGTACCATCAGTCCATCTGCCTATTCTTACTAATGGTTGAGTTGCTGTCGGCATATTGCCTGAATATGTATTATTCAAGCTTCCATTTATGTAAAGCTTTGTATCTGTACTGCCATTTCGTACAACAGCAGCATGGTAGTATATACCTTGAGTAATTGTAGAACCTCCTAGAAGAGTATAGCCTCCTCCTGTTGAGGGTCTAGTGGCGTATAAAATTTGATTTTGACTGCCTCCATGCCCCCCACCATAATCAACCACAATCATATTAGCACTTCCTCCAGTGGCATCCGTATCAACAATAACATTACCATAAGTTGCGTTAGAAGGTGCACCGTTTACTTTAAACCAGACTTCCATAGTCCATGCCCCTGTACCAGTAAGTCCGGAGGATATTACTGAATCTATGTAATCATCCACACCATCAAATTTAAAAGTGCCATCATTATTATATGTCAAACTAGTTGCAGTAATTGTATTACCACCAACTAGATCTCGTATAGCTTGTGTATTAGATCTTGTGCCATTTACAAACGGATTATATCGCACATCGCCACGAAATTCAAACATGGGATTTTTCATTAGGATAAACCCACGACTAGCCATGTAAGCGTTACCACAACCTCCGGGATATAAGAACATAGCTTGCGTACCTGATCCACTGGTGGGTCCAGAATATCCGCGTATGGTTTGCCACTTGCCCATTATGCCGTTTCCGCCAGCACCGGTACCACCACCTAAAGCACTGCCACCATAATTTTCTAAAACTACTAGAGTACTGTCTGTTGGATAGTCTGACGCATCTGGGCTTATATAGTAATCAACCGAGTAACAAACATACTGTCCACTTGCAATTGCTGCACTATTACCGTGATAATGACAACCGTTTCCACCAAGATTGTATCTGTAAACAACATCAGTTGGTTTTATTGTGTAACCACCATATGTGCCACTATAAACTCTTTGAAATGTTCCTGTGCCATTTACATTAAATGAAACATTATTATTAGAGTCATAAGGATTTGGACAAATAAACTGATTTGTTACAGGTTCGCCTTTCCATGATTTTTCAGTGTTGTACATATCATAGTAAAAGCTTAGTCCATTTGTAACAATTCCAGGGGAGTGTTGTAGACTCATATTACCACTTACCTATAGGACAAGTTTTAAATGAAAACATTGTTAGGGCTGATATAGGACACGCACACTTAGTACAATGTGCATTTTGATTATTTTCACAACCGGAACAAATTTCTATTCTTTTTAATTTTTCTTTAGGCAAGTTATGCAAGTCTGGATCGGTATAATTTTCAGTCATATAAATCTCTCTACTTGAACTACCTGTATATCAGGAAATTGTCTTATTTGAGCTTCCCAATCATCAAAGTATTGTTTGTTTCTGTTTTCAGGATGCAATACCTGCGTGTTTTGCCACAAAACATTGCCTGCTAAATCCTCAACAATTTGGGTCCAAGTAGTTTCAGTATCTAAGATTTTTAATTTTACTAGTGTTTTCATTTTATGTATACTGCTCCGTATTGATGAGTATCACTGCCTGAGCTATCCCAATAAGGACCGTTATCATAACCAAAATAATTTCCGCTCCAACATGCACCGTACCACCAAGGATTATTTCCATAAAAAGACGAGCAATTTGAACCACCATACGCATCTTGGTCAACATCGTATGTAGTTAAATTAAAACTGTTACCAGCATGATAATTATAAAATCCAGGACTTCCAGTACCCGTTTCATCGCTAATTGCTGTGGCCCCAATCATCCCCCAACGACTACTAAATCCGTCAAATCTCCAGCGATAACGTTTTGTATGTGTACCATTTAGCTGAGTGCCGTTTGTACCGGCTACAAATTGTACTACTGTTACTTTATTTGCAGTAACTCTACCACTTAATAGCGACCAAAATACAGGAGCTATCCAAACATTATAATCAGCTAAACTACCTAATTTTGAACCTGCCGGAACAGCTACTCCACCTGTGCGAAAATTACAGTTAGTGGTTGCATCCACATAAGTTAAGTTTTGCATACCGCCAGTACCCCAGCGGTTTGCTATAACTAAGCACCAGCCACCACCGTCATAGTCTTGATTTACATAAGTATGACAAGGCCCTGCACTAGTGTTGATTATATACCAGCCAGATGGTCCAACTATTTCGGAAACATTATTATATACTCCATTATAATAAACTGCCAAGTTATTCCTCCACTATTAGTTTGTCCACATCACAGCGTTCTGCTTGTACAAAGTAGTAGCAGTCTATGTCACTAGTCCAAGCTCCGTCTATGTCAACCCACACGCAGTTATCCCCAACTTCACGAACATATAGTTGCTGTGGTTTGCCGCGGGGGGTAAGCTGTACGGTTATACTATCCGGGTCTACTAATTTAGTCCAATATTCTGGTAGTTGAATACAATCTGTACCCTGCAATCTGCCACGAACATAAACACCATTTTCTGGACCCTCTAAGCTCCCGTATCTGAGCTTTTTGTTGGGTTTGGTTGGGTGTGGGATAAGAAATGACTTAGTAAGAGCCGTAAGTCCACCATTAGGTAAATTTAAGGATCCTGCGTTTGACAACGACATCCTAGTAACACCATCAAACTGAAATTCTAAGCCTGTTTCAGCTCCGCGTGCATTGATATAGTGTGTTGCACCATCTGCATTAAGATCAAGAGAGTCCCAATCTGCCCCACCATTTTGAACTCGTAAAATATTTTGAGCAATAAAACTACCGGTAGTCATGTAGTCGCCAGTACCAGCAGTTTTACCGGTTAAACTATCAAAAGAGTGTAAATAGCTAGTATAGTTACCGGCATGTAATGCAATATGTGCACCACTACCCATTCGTATTGCACCATTGGTGTAGTAGTTAATATAAGTATCGCGATCTGAAGCCGAACTGTCTAGGTGAAGATTGCCATTAGTGGTAACTACACTTGCACGACCCGTTCCACCCCAACCATTGCCTCCTACACGCAGAGTTGATGCCCAAGTACTATTAGGTCCAAAATCAATATATCCATTACCAGAAATTGTACCGCCAGTTAGTGGTAGTGCATAGCTTGAATAGTTGCTGGCATGTAGTATCTGATTACCACTTAGTTTTACACTAGTTGTATTAAAATTAAGTGAAGTTGTTGTATCTGCATAAAAACCAAGTAAGGTACCATAAGCAGAGTTATTTGAGGAATAAAATCCTCCGCTTTCATATGCATAGTAAGAGCCATCGACTAGAGTATACCCTCGACCACCGTTTGACAGTAAAACAAACTCAGCCCCACCAGTCATTGACACGCCATTTTCGCGTGTAAACCCATTAGATCCTAAATCTCCAAGCCATGAACCAGATTGATACCATAATGCTGGTATGCTTGTTATGCCAGACCAGGGAACACTACCAGCACTACCAGCACTACCAGTAATACTAATACCCCAAGTACCTGATGCTCCACCACCTGTTAGGGTTGGTGAATAGGTGTTATAGTTGCCGGCATGAAGTACCGTATTACCTGCAACTTGAACTGTGGTAATACTTCCTCTAAA